TCATTATCCAGAGCTGGGATACGGCGTTTACAAAGAGCGAGCGGTCTGACTACTCGGCGTGTACAACGTGGGGTGTGTTTTACATGAATGAAAACGAGAATGACGCCAACGTTATTTTGCTGGATGCTTTTAAGAAAAGGATGGAGTTTCCAGAGCTTAAGGAGAAGGCGTTTAACCACTATAAAGAGTGGGAGCCAGATGCGTTTATCGTTGAGGCCAAAGCTTCTGGAGCGCCGTTGATTTACGAATTGCGGGCGATGGGGATTCCTGTTCAGGAGTTTACGCCAAGCAGGGGTAATGATAAGATGGTGAGGATTAACTCTGTATCTGATTTGTTTGCAAGTGGTAAGGTTTGGGCTCCGTCTACCCGCTGGGCTGATGAGGTGATGGAGGAGATGGCTGCATTTCCCAACTCAGACCATGATGACTTGGTTGACTCTTCCACGCAAGCTCTGATAAGGTTCAGAAAAGGCGGTTTTATTCGTTTGCAATCGGATGAGCAGGATGAAGTACGCTCATTTAGACGCAAGCACTCTTACTATTAAGGATCAACATGTCTATTGAAAAGTCACTTTACGCCGCCCCAGAGGGTTTGGAGGGTTTGATGCAACCCGATGAAGATGCCATTGAGATTGAAATTGTAGACCCTGAGTCGGTTGACATTAACATTGGTGATGTGGAAATTGTGATTGAAGGTGGTGAAGAGGACGAATTTGACGCCAACCTTGTTGATTATTTAGATGATTCTGTCGTTGCGAAGATTGTTGGAGAGCTAACTTCCGACTATGAAGACGATGTGAACTCCAGAAAAGAGTGGATGCAGACTTATGTAGATGGTTTGGAGCTCTTGGGGATGAAAATTGAAGAGCGAACAGACCCTTGGCTTGGTGCTTGCGGTGTTTACCACCCACTTTTGAGTGAAGCGCTGGTTAAATTTCAAGCTGAGATCATGATGAGTACGTTTCCAGCCGCAGGTCCGGTAAAAACTCAGATCATTGGCAAAGAAACCCCCGAAAAGAAAGACGCCGCCACCCGTGTTTCCGATGATATGAACTTCCAGCTCACCGATGTGATGACTGAGTTCCGTCCAGAGCACGAAAGAATGGTGTGGGGACTGGGATTATCGGGTAATGCGTTCAAAAAAGTCTATTTTGACCCTAATTTAGACCGCCAAACGTCTATTTTTGTGCCGGCAGAGGACTTGGTTGTACCTTACGGCGCATCTGATTTGAATACAGCAGAGCGCGTGACCCACGTAATGCGTAAAACAGAGAACGATCTGCGTAAACTGCAGGTTGCAGGCTTTTATGCTGACATTGACTTAGGTGATCCCAACAATACCCTTGATGAAGTAGAGAAAAAGATCGCGGAAAAGATGGGCTTTAAGGCTTTGTCTGATGATCGTTACAAATTGCTTGAGATCAACGTCAATTTAGACCTTGAAGGTTACGAGCACAAGGACAAAGACGGCGAAGAGACAGGCATTGCCCTGCCTTATATTGTGACGATTGAAAAGGGAAGCCAAAAGTGTCTGGCTATCCGCAGAAACTGGAAAAAGGGCGACAAGTTACACACCAAGCGCCAGCACTACGTTCACTATGGTTATGTGCCCGGCTTTGGTTTCTACTGTTTTGGCCTGATTCACTTAATTGGCGCGTTTGCCAAGTCTGGCACGTCTATCCTTCGTCAGTTGGTGGACGCTGGTACGCTGGCCAACTTGCCCGGTGGATTTAAGACACGCGGTTTACGCATTAAAGGTGATGACTCCCCAATCGGCCCAGCAGAGTGGCGCGATGTAGACGTTCCAAGCGGAACCATTGCCGATAACTTAATGGCTCTACCATACAAGGAGCCATCACAGGTACTGGCATCTCTCTTGGATAAGATTGTTGACGAAGGCCGCAAGTTTGCGTCTGCCGCTGACATTCAAGTGGCTGATATGTCTGCCAACTCTCCTGTTGGTACAACACTGGCAATCCTTGAGCGCACATTAAAGGTGATGACGGCTGTTCAAGCGCGCATTCACTATTCCTTTAAGCAAGAGCTAAAACTCCTGCGCGACATCATTAAGGACTTCACTCCCCCAGAGTACGCCTACGAGCCAGAAGAGGGAAGCCGCAAAGCCAAGCAGTCCGATTACGATTTGGTTGACGTAATCCCTGTCAGCGACCCCAACGCGGCCACGATGGCCCAGAAGATTGTTCAGTATCAGGCGGTGATTCAACTTGCCCAGCAAGCCCCGCAGATCTATGACCTACCGCAGCTGCACCGACAGATGCTGGATGTTCTTGGTATTAAGAACGCCCAGAAGTTAGTGCCCCTGCCTGATGACGAGTTGCCCAAGGATCCAGTAAGCGAGAATATGTCGGCGTTGAAGGGCGAGCCTATGAAGGCTTTCCTGTATCAAGATCACCAAGCCCACATTGCTACGCATACTACCTTTATGCAAGACCCATTGATTATGAAGACCATTGGACAAAATCCGCAGGCCAACATGATCATGGCGTCTTTGCAGGCACATATTGCAGATCACTTAGGTTATCACTACAGAACCCTTATTGAGAAACAAATGGGCGTTCCATTGCCCGGCCCAGAGAAGCGGTTGCCGGAAGATGTGGAAGTTCAGTTGTCACAACTTATTGCACAAGCAAGCGCGCAGTTGTTACAGGCAAATACCGCGCAAGCACAGCAACAACAAAATGCAGCTATGGCTCAAGATCCTTTGATCCAAATGCAGCAACAAGAGTTGGCTCTCAAAGGCCAAGAAGCTCAACGCAAGGCCCAGAAAGACGCAACCGATGCACAGCTGAAACAATCTCAGCAACAGATTGAACGCGAGCGAATCAAGAACCAGAAGGAAATTGATTACGCCCGTATTCAAGCCGATCTTGCAAAAGACGAAGCCTCTCACCAGAGCAGCAAAGGACTGGAGAACAGGCGCATAGATGCAGACTTAGCAAAAGCTGCAGCTAACATGTTTAACAAAGGTGGTAATCGATGATTGATAAATACCTAACTCATCTCATTAACAAAGTTAATGATGACGTATCCCAACTCCAAACGTCAATGGCTGATGGTCATGCCAAAGATTATCCGGAGTACAAGAGAATGTGTGGAGAGGTGAAAGGCCTACTCACTGCACGTTTATACATCATAGGCCTACAGGAAAGACTGATTAACGATGACGATGACGAGTGAAATCTCAAACTTAGACTTGGTTAAAGCGGTGGACTTGTCCACACTTATGCACAAGACAGAACAGGAAAAGGCTACACAAGTGCCCGATCCAGCAACGTATCACTTACTGTGTATGTTGCCAAAAGCAGAAGAGGAATTCAGTGAAACAGGAATTCTGAAATCAGCTACAGCTATGTATCACGAGGAGTTACTCTCCCCTGTGTTGTTTGTGGCCAAGATTGGCCCAGACGCATTTAAAGATGAGAAGCGATTCCCATCTGGCCCATCATGCAAAGTTGGTGATTTTGTTTTGGTTCGCCCAAACACTGGCACCCGCATGAAAATTCACGGTACCGAGTGGAGGCTCATTAACGATGACTCTGTTCAGGCCGTAGTACAAGACCCGCGCGGTATCCAGCGCCCAACGCTTTAAGGAGCGACAAAATGGCAGAAACTTACAAATTTCCAGATGAACAAGATGATATTAAAGTCACCGCAGAAGATGACGCGGCTGACGAGAAGATCATTGTCGAGGTAGAAGACGACACCCCTTCAGAGGACCGTAATAAAGACCCTCTCCCAGATAAGATCAAAGAGGAGCTCTATAACGATGAGCTCGAAGACTACTCTACCAAAGTTAAAAAGAAGCTAATTCAGATGAAGAAGCTTGCTCACGATGAACGCCGTGAGAAGGAAAACGCAATGCGCGAGCAAAACGAGGCTATTGCGTTTGCCCAAAAGATGATGGAAGAGAACAAGCGCCTGAAGTCAAACCTGAATAACAGTGAGAAAAACGTGCTTGTCAGCGTTCAGAAAGCTGTGGCTATGGAGATGGATGCCGCCAAGAAGGCGTACCGTGAGGCTTATGACTCAGGGGACACTGATAAGGTGATGGAAGCACAGGAAAGATTAACCCAAGCTACCTTAAAAGTAGAAAAAGTTAAAAATTTCAAGCCGCAGCCTTTACAAGAGGAAGAAACTCCTGTACAAATGCAACCACAGCAGGAACCGCAGTATCGTCCTGACCCTAGTGCGCAAGCATGGCAGAGGGAAAATGCGTGGTTTGGCGAAGATGAAGAGATGACCAGTCTGGCTCTTGGGCTCCATGAAAGGCTCAAGCGCGAAGGGGTTGTAGTTTCATCACAAGAATATTACCGCAAGATAGACGCAACTATCCGCAAGCGTTTCCCCGAAAAATTCGAGGAAGAAGCGGAACAAGAAGAACGCCCAGCAGTGCGCAAATCGGTGGTAGCACCGGCGACACGCACGACATCCGCTAAACGTATTCGTTTATCGCCGTCAGAGCTGAGTGTTGCAAAAAAATTAAACTTAACGCCCGAGCAATATGCTAAGGCGAAAATCCAAATGGAGGCTTAATATGGCCGAAAACAGAAAACCTAGAGAATTAGATTCGCGTGAAACTTTAGAGCGTCCAAAACAATGGATGCCACCTCAGTTGTTGCCTGATCCAAAGCCTGAAGAGGGTTATGCCTACCGATGGATTCGTATCGCAACACAGGGTAAAGATGATCCGACTAACATTTCTGGAAAATTGCGAGAAGGCTGGGAGCCCGTCAGAGCTGCTGACCATCCTGAGATTCGCTTGTTTGGAAGTGCCGGTGGCAATTTCCCAGACAGCATTCAAATTGGTGGACTGATGCTTTGCAAAACACCTGTGGAGTTTGTCCAACAGCGAGCTGCGTATTATCAGCAACAAACTGATGCGCAGATGCAGTCGGTAGACAACACGTACATGCGCGAAAGTGATCCAAGGATGCCTATGTTCAAAGAACGTAAGTCTTCGGTAACTTTTGGTAAAGGTTCTTAAATTTTTAAGGAGGCTTAAATGCCATATCCCGTTGTCGATGCACCCTATGGGTTTAAACCCATTAATCTGATTGGTGGTCAAGTATTTGCTGGTTCAACACGGAACATTCCGATCCAGTACAACTTCGGCACCAATATTTTCTACGGTGATATCGTAGGTCAATCGCGTGGTTTCATTACACGTTCAACTGTTACCACCGGCGCAAGCGCGGTTACTGGCTCTGCTGGTAATGGTACAGTTGGTGTATTCTTGGGCTGTACGTTTACTGACCCAGTTACCAAGCAAAAACGCTTTAGCCAGTTCTGGCCCGCAAACACTTTGGCTGGTGACGCAGTTGCTATCGTAACTGATGATCCTGACACATTGTTCCGTGTGGCTGCTGTTACAGCACAAGGTGGTACAACCATCGGCTCTATCGCTCGTTCTGATGTCGGTATGAACTGTGAAGCTTCCAACTTGGCCGGTAACGTCAACACTGGTAATTCTTCCAACGGTATTGTTTCTGCTACTGCAGCCAACACTTCAACATTGCCTATCCGCATCGTTGATTTGGTGCCTGATACAGCCATTGTTGCTAACGCAACATTGTCTAGCGGTGGTGGTTCTACCAGCTTGGTAGTGACTGGTTTGACCCGCACATTACCGCTGGGTACTGATGTTGGTTATTTGGCTGCAAACGGTCAGTTTGTCGGTACAGGTTCGCGTGTTTCTGCTGCTGTTACAGGCACAGGCTCACAGACAATCTCTATCAACGCACAAGCCGCGACAGTTAACTCACCCACAGGTACTGCCTCTACAGGTATTACCATTCCAGCAAACAGCACTTTAGTGTTCACGATTTACCAAGAAGCAATTGTAAAATTCAACTTCGGTATCCATGAGTACTACAACAACACTAACCAAGCGGTTGGCGTTTAATAAGGAGTAACTTAAAATGGCTATTTCACGCGCACAACTATTAAAAGAACTCCTTCCCGGCTTAAATGCTTTGTTTGGTTTGGAGTACGCTCGTTACGGCGAAGAGCATAAAGAAATTTATGAGACTGAGTCTTCTGAGCGTTCTTTTGAAGAAGAGACAAAACTGTCTGGCTTCTCAGCTGCACCTGTTAAGAACGAGGGCTCTGCCATCGCTTATGACAATGCACAAGAAGCATGGACTGCACGTTACAACCACGAAACCATTGCGATGGGCTTTGCCATCACAGAGGAAGCTGTGGAAGATAACTTGTATGACTCTTTGTCTTCACGTTATACCAAGGCTCTGGCCCGTGGTATGGCTTACACCAAGCAAGTCAAGGCTGCTGCAGTTTTGAACAACGGTTTCTCTGGCGCTGTTACATACGGCGATGGTGTTTCTTTGTTCTCTACAGCTCACCCCTTGGTTTCTGGCGGTGTTAACAGCAACACACCATCTACCCAAACTGACCTGAACGAAACATCGTTGGAAAACGCTGTTATTCAGATTGCAGCTTGGACTGATGAGCGTGGTTTGCTGATTGCTGCCAAGCCTAAGAAGTTGATTATTCCTCCAGCATTGATGTTCGTTGCTACCCGCTTGCTCGAAACCGAGTTGCGCGTTGGTACAAACAACAACGACATTAACGCTATCAAGAATAACGGTTCCATCCCCGAAGGTTACACTGTCAACCACTACTTGACAGATACCAACGCTTGGTTCCTAACTACAGACGTACCTAACGGTCTGAAGCACTTCGTGCGTATGCCTTTGGCTAACAGCATGGACGGTGACTTTGACACTGGTAATGTCCGTTACAAAGCTCGCGAGCGTTACAGCTTCGGCGTGTCTGATCCTTTGGGCATCTTTGGCTCATCTGGCTCGTTCTAAACGAGTGCAAGAAAAAGGGGGCTTCGGTCCCCTTTTTTGTTGCTTTTATTTTTAATTGGTGTATATTTCTTGTAACTGGGTGATTGACTCTACCGGACTGCCCCAGCAGACGATGCAACGATTGGTAGAGTTACTTTTGCATAAGGACTTTTGTCATGGCACGTAGTACATTTGAAGGCCCGATTCTTTCGGGCGATAACCGTTTTGGCCCCCTGCGTAACGTAGGTAAAGTTATGTTGGCGCAACACGTTGACATTAGCTTGGCTAATACAACTCCCGGTTCAGCTACATACGGCGGTAGCTCTGGTGTTTTTGTAAACGGTAACGGCATTCCAAATATAGCCGCTACTGTGTATAACCCCGGTAGTTCGTTCCCCCCTGTAGTACAGACCATCCCCGCAGATACTGCAACCAACGTATATCGTGGTGCTGTTTTCTATTTGCCTACAGGCTGTGACTTTGACGGCATTAACATTGATTTACAGACTGTTGTAGCTGTTGCAGGCGGTTCCGCTTCGCTGACTTCTGCTACTGTGTATGTGTCTAACAACTACACCGTAGCTGCTGGTACACCTACATACTTCTCAACTGGCGCTGTCACTACTGTTGGTCGTCAGGCGTTGTCTACGTTTAGTGCAACGCAGATTACCAACCAGACAAACACATCTACCGACATTGTTCAAACTAACGGACAGCCAAACTTGTCACAAGTGGTTGTTACTGTGGCTATTGTTGGCACTGGCTTGGATACAAGAACGTCCTTAACCGGTGCTTTCTCGTTCTTCGTTAGATACTTGCAAAACGATCCTAACATCGGTAACTTCACAACATACCCATACGGTAACTTTGACTAATGTGGTGAACGGGGCTTCGGCCCCATTCTTTAATTCTTAAGGAGTATCGTATGTCAGGATGGACAGTCGTAGACACGGCAACAAACAAATCGCTGCCCGTTGGTGGCAGTCAGAACTCTGGTACGGGAGTGCCTTACTTTTCTCCTGCGCCTTCAGCAAATGATCCGGTGCAGAAGTTTCGTATTTCTACACCACAGTCGCTTATTGATACGGACTTTGAATACGGTACTCAGCCTACTAAGTGGGAAAGTATTGGCCTTCAAAACAACCGCCAAAGCGTCTATTACATTCCGCAAGCGCCGGTAACAGTAACGGCAATCACAGGCACAGCCACAGCGGATCAAGTAACGATTACGTTTACTGGCACTATTGCTAACAACACGCCCATTTATATTCAGAACTCATTGAACTCAACCATCAATGGCTGGGCATGGGTTGTGACTGGCGGTACTAATACAACAATTACGATTGTTTATGCCCCCGGTACAGTTACGCAGACTAACGGCGCAGCTTATTTCAATGCCACCAACACTTACGTGTACGTTGGCTACTTCTACTCCAACTGCGGTATTCAAGTAGGTTCTAACGCTATTGTTGTTACAAGCCCAACTGTGTTGACCATTACGACAACAGGCGCTCATGGTTTGACCAGAGGTAGTTTGGTTTATCTAAACGGCGCACAAATCGCTGGTGGTGCTACAGGAGTTAACGGCGCGTATGTTGTGTTGTTTACCACATCGTACAACACATTTACTGTAACGGCTAATGGCTCCGCAGCTGGTACACCAACCAACTCGGCTGGTAACAACGTTATTTACGCTCGTCCAGCGGGCTATGTTGAGCCACGTTCATTTGATGGTGGTGTAGCGTTCTCTGCTGGCTCTGCCGTTCCAAATCAACAGTTGATTCGTCAGACTCGCCGTTACTTCCGTTACCAATCTGGTAAGGGTTTGCAATTCTCAACAGGTTCTTCGTTTAAACCTGCGTTGTTTGTATCTTCAATTGTTAACGCATCTGGTACGGTTACAGTCACTTGCCGTTTCAATCACAACCTAACGGTTGGTACAAGCATTCAAGTTGCCGGATGTGAGCAAGGTTATTTCAACGGAAACTACACAGTAGCCAGTATTACAAACCCTACTGCGTTTACATACACAATTGGTACAAGCAACAGCGTCACTGCCACTGGTCAATTCCGCGTCAGTCCCCTGACTTGGTTTGGCTCTAGCAGCCGTATTGGTTTCTTTGACCAACAGAATGGTATGTTCTTTGAGTATGATGGCCAGACACTTTACACAGTGCTGCGCAACAGTACCAACCAGATCAGCGGAACAGTTACTGCTACGCCCGGATCAGCCGCCATCACAGGCTCTGGCACTGCGTTCTTAACTCAGTTGCAACCCGGCCAGTTCATTGTGATTCGTGGGCAGTCATATCGTGTGGTTCAAATTGTAAACAACACTTCGTTATCTATTAGCCCAGAGTATCGCGGAGCAACAACCATTGCCAACTGCGTTGTCTCTCAGACAATTGATGTACGCACTCCACAGTCCCAGTGGCTGGATAAGTGTGACGGTACAGGCCCATCAGGTTACAACATGGACTTGACCCGTATGCAGATGTGGTACATCGACTACTCTTGGTACGGCGCTGGTTTCATTCGTTATGGCGTTCGCGGCACTAACGGTATCGTTACCTATGTAAACCAGATTCAGAACAACAATAGGCAATTTGAAGCTTATATGCGTTCTGGAAACATGGCTGCTCACTACGAAGTGTCTGGTATTCCTCCACAGACATTTGCAACAGCACCGTTGGCCGCTGCTAGTACAACCACTACCGCAGATATTTTAATTAATTCGCTAACAATCCCTGTTGTACAAACTAGCGTATTTAACCAAAGCGGTGGTGTTGCTTCAATTGGTAGTGAGTTGATTTTCTACACCACTACATCTACGGCATCTGGGGCAGGTAACTTAGTTCGTTGTGTTCGTGGTTTTGGTAGCACAGTTGCAGACGATTACGCAAGTGGCTCGACTATTGCGCCGTCTTCATTGACAGTAAATAATGCTACTGGTTTCCCAACATCAACTGTTGGCGGCGCTACATTGCAAATTAAAGTAACGCAGGCCAATGGTCAGACTGAGTACATTACCTACAGAGGCATTACTTCTACCGGCATTATTTGGGGATTGACTCGTGGCGCTACAGGCGGCGGCGGCGCAAACTCTGTTTCTGGTGATGTAACAACATCGGTAGAATTTGCAGCCCCCAACTCTGTGCCATCATTGTCACACTGGGGTTCATCTGCAATTATGGATGGCCGGTTTGACGATGATAAATCGTTGATCTTTAACTACGGAACAACGCCTCTGACGACTACAACGTCCCTCACGCAGTTGACTCCTATTCTGGCTATCAGGGTAGGCCCATCTGTGGATAACGGCACAATTGGTTTGCTTGGTAACAAAGAGATTATCAACCGTATGCAGTTGCAACTGTTTGAGTTGGGTATCTTTGCAACAGGCCCATTGCTGGTTAACTTGGTGCTAAATGGTGTTACTACTGGCACATTCAGTGGTGGCTTCACAGCCCCAGTAACAACCGGTGTGGGCGCGTTTACATCATCCTTGTCTCAGGTGGCTCAGAACACTACCAACACCGTAACTGTGATTGGTGGCGAATCCGTAGCAGCTGCGTTTACCAACACCAACGGTCAAACGACTTTGGACTTGTCGCAGGTTCGTGACTTGGGTAATTCAATATTGGGCGGCGGTACATCTAACACTGTGCCAGCAACGCAAGCAGGTTTTTACCCAGATGGCCCTGATATTTTGTATGTTTGCGTAACTCCATTGACGGCAACGGCAATCACAGTGAATGCCCGTCTGTCTTGGAAAGAAGCACAGGCTTAATATGGCCAAGTCACCAGCATGGACGCGGAAGGAAGGCAAGAATCCCAAGGGCGGTTTAAACGCCAAGGGACGAGCCTCCGCCAAAGCGCAAGGTATGAACTTGAAACCTCCCCAGCCAGAAGGAGGCTCCCGGCGAGACTCTTTCTGTGCGAGGATGGAAGGGATGAAAAAGAAGCTGACATCCCCAAAGACCGCCAAAGATCCAGACTCACGCATCAACAAGTCACTTAGAGCATGGAAATGTTAGATCTCAATACAGTATGGTCAGCTACATTAACATTGTTAATGTCGGTAATGGGATACATCGTGAATGAAAAGTTTCGCGAGTTAAATCGTATCACCATCCTTTTAAACAAAACCCGCGAGGAGGTTGCCCGTGATAACGTTACTCAAGCAGAAGTGGACCGCATTACAAGCCACATTGACCAACGCTTTAACAAGCTTGAAGAAAAGATTGACCAGCTTATTCGGCAAGGGCGATAATGCCAAGCAAGAGTAAAGCTCAACACAATTTCATGGCCGCGATAGCACATTCGCCATCGTTTGCTAAGAAAGCTGGAGTGCCCATGTCAGTGGGTAAGGACTTTGTAACTGCCGATAAAGGCAAGAAATTTTCTAAGGGTGGCGAAATGAAGCATGAAGATGTGAAGATGGATAAAGCCATGATGCAGAAGGCTGTAAACAAACATGAAGGCCGTTTGCACAAAGGTCAGCCAATGACTAAGTTGGCAAAGGGTGGTACTTTCCGCGCGTCTGCTAATGGTGTTGCTCAACGCGGCAAAACCAAAGCTACGCAAATCAAAATGAACAAAGGCGGCATGGCCTGTTAAGGAACTGATATGAAAAACCGTTACCAAGAAGGCGGCGAAATTGACGCTATGGAAGAGGCTAATAACCGATCCATGTTTTCTCCTCGCAAAGTAAGCATCGGCTCTGCTGATGAGGAAGATGACAAGCTTAATAGACGCACAATGGAACGAGGTCGCGATCTGCAAGACAAGATTTCGGCAGGTTCTGATATTGTTGGTAGACCTCAAGATGAAGGTTACAGACCAAATGCAGGCACTGCAAAGGAACGTGCTATGGCCGAAGGCGCGTATGACTCAGGTAAAATTACTGAGTCTGGAGATCAAGGTTTTGGTGGCCCCGGTTCTAGTAGAGTTGTAAAAACTACGCCCAAAGCTATGCCAAAGGCCGCACCCAAGCCTCAACCCAAAGCTGAAACTAAATCTACGCCTAAACCTAAGCCTGCAGAAATGCCAACAGACGTATCTAAAATGTCTGCAAATGAACGCATGAAACGAAGTATTGAAACAAATCTTGCTGGCGCTAGAAAAGGTAGTGGTACAACTGATACACGTTCTGTTGGTGAGCGTATTCGTTCCGCTTTAGCTGGTAAAGATCGTGGCGGTAATTCAGTTGACTTTGGTGGCACTGGATTGGGCATGAAGTCTGGCGGTAAAGTAACGGCTTCTAGTCGTGCTGACGGCATTGCCCAGCGCGGTAAGACACGCGGCAAGATGTGCTAAGGAACAACCATGCGTGATCCAGTCTACACTGCTGAGATGGGTAAACCACCTACTGATCCTGAAGGCGTACCGGCTTCTAAAAAGCCTGCGCCTAAAGCTCCTAAGAAGACTGCGCCGCCAAAAGACACAGTCTTTCGTGAGGGAATGCCTGTGCCACAAGATATTGATGGTGCTTCAGTTAAGAAGTTGGCCAAAGGTGGTATGACTGCATCTAAGCGCGCCGATGGTTGCTGCGTCAAGGGCAAAACACGAGGTAAGTTTGTATGATGGCCAGCCGTGGTATGGGTGCCATGATGCCCAGCAAAATGCCCAGCGGCAAGAAAAAAGCTCGCCGTGATAACACTGACTTTACGCAATATGCTGAAGGTGGGCCTGTTGGCTTGTATGCCAACATCCATGCAAAGAAAAAACGCATAGCCGCCGGCTCTGGTGAGAAGATGCGTAAACCCGGCCAAAAAGGTGCGCCCACCAAACAGGCTTTCATTAACTCTGCAAAAACTGCAAAATAAGGACTTGACATGTCACAACTTACATTAACCCCTGAAGAAGATGTATTGGTTTTAAATGCTGTACGCGCTAAGTATGCTCAAACGTTGAGTGCGTTTGGTGTTGAAGACCCTGATCTGGTTGCTTTGTTAGACAAGATTCAAACTCAACTGACACCAGCCCCAGTGGTTGAAGAAGCTGCACCTAAAGCCAAGAAATCCAAAGCTGCTGCGGAGTAATTTATGGCCGTATCTGGAACCACTGCTTTTAATCTTGACCTCACAGAAATTGTTGAGGAAGCGTTTGAACGTGCTGGTTCCGAAATGCGCACGGGTTATGACTTGCGTACTGCAAGACGAAGTTTGAATCTTCTATTTGCAGACTGGGCTAATCGTGGCGTCAATATGTGGACGTTTGAGCAAGGGACAATTCCTTTGGTTCAAGGTCAGGCTACATATCCATTACCAGCTGATACAGTAGACTTAATGGAGCAGGTCATACGCACGGGCGCGGGAAGCGCGTCTACGCAGGCCGACCTGACAATGACCCGAATCAGCGTATCAACTTACGCAACTATCCCAAACAAGCTAACTCAAGCCCGTCCTATTCAAGTGTGGATTGAGCGTTTGCAATCAGCACCTCAATTTACAGTGTGGCCAATTCCAGACCAAGGTACGGCCTTGCAGCCCTACTACACGTTCGTATACTGGCGTCTACGCCGCATTGATGATGCTGGCACTGGTGTTAACACAATGGATGTGCCTTTCCGCTTCTTGCCCTGCATGGTGGCCGGCTTGGCCTACTACTTGGCCATGAAGGTTCCCAACGGAACCGCCCGTTTAGCAGAGTTAAAGCAACAATACGATGAAGCTTGGAACCTTGCCTCAACTGAAGACCGCGAAAAAGCCACATTACGTTTGGCTCCACGCATGAGTTATATAGGTGGAGGCATGTAATGGCAACTAACTTCGCATCCGGCAAAATTGCGATTGCTGAATGTGATCGTTGCGGCCAAAGGTTTTTGCTCAAACAGTTAAAGACAGAGATTATTAAACAACGCAAGTACA